CCGCCGCTTCGGTGATAATCGAGCGCGGCGGCGTGCTGTATGCCTTCACACAATTCTTTATGCCCGCGAACAGGCTTGAAACCGCGCAAGCGGTGGACGGCGTGCCGTATGATATTTTCGTCAAGCAAGGGATCGTGAAGCTGTCCGGCGAAAATCACGTCGATTACAGGGACGTTTACGAATGGTTTTCTACCCTTCGGGATCAGTACGGAATTTATATCCTAAAGATCGGGTATGACCGTTACAGCGCGCAATACCTGATTGACGACTTGAAGGCGGCGGGCTTCCAGACGGACGACGTATGGCAGGGTGAAAACCTTGCGCCCGTTATCCGAGAATTTGAAGGCATAATCAAAGACGGCAATTTCAAGATCGCGGATAATAACCTTCTGAAAGCACATTTCCTTAACGTCGCGTTAAAGCACAATATGGAAACGCGAAAATTCCGTCCGGTAAAAATCGAACAGCGGGCGCGTATCGACGGCTTCGTTTCCGTGATCGACGCTATGACGGTACGGCAGAAGTATTATAACGAGATCGGCGAAATGCTGAAAAATGCGGGGTGATAAACACTATGGGAATTTTTGAAACGATTTTCCGAAAACCGCGTTCGGATATTCAAGCGGAAGGATATTTCAAAATGCTTAACGGGTATTCGCCCGTTTTCACGAACGCGCCGGAAAGCCTTTACGAAATGGAGCTTACGCGGGCGGCGATCCATTCGTTTGCAAATTTTTGTTCAAAGCTGAAACCGGAAATCAGCGGTACGGCATACAAGAACCTTGAAAGAGTATTGCAGTTCCGCCCTAATCCGTTTATGGACACGTCAAAATTTATTTACCGGATCGCGACGATCCTTTCGGTGAATAACACGGCGTTCATTGTTCCGATCGAAGATGAATACGGCGGGATCGCGGGGTATTATCCCCTGCTTCCACAGCGTTGCGAGGTTGTCGAATACAAGGGCGCGCCGTTCTTGCGCTATACGTTCGCAAACGGGCAGAGGGCGGCAATCGAGTTCGAGCGCGTCGGGGTGCTGACGCAATTTCAGTATAGCGACGACTTCTTCGGGGAAAGCAACGCCGCGCTTCGACCTACAATGCAGTTGATCCATACGCAAAATCAAGGAATTATCAACGGCGTAAAGAATTCGGCTTCTATTCGCTTTTTGGCGAAGGTTGCAAATATGCTAAAGCCGGAGGATATTACGAAAGAGCGCAAGCGCTTCACGGCGGATAACCTTTCGGCGGATAATCAATCCGGAATGGTGATATACGATGCAAAATTTGCAGACGTAAAGCCGATTGAAAGCAAGCCGTTCACCGTGAACGCCGCACAGATGGCGCAGATCAACGAGAATGTTTTTAATTACTTCGGCACGAACGCGAAAATCATTCAAAACACCTTCACCGAAGATGAGTGGAACGCCTATTACGAAGGGAAAATCGAGCCTTTCGCGATCCAGCTTTCGCTGGTTATGTCGAATATGACCTACACACAGCGGGAATTATCCTTCGGGAATGCGATTACCTTTACCGCGAACAGGCTTCAATACGCGAGCAACAATACGAAGCTGAATATCAGTACACAATTATTTGACCGTGGTTTGTTGACGCGCAACGGCGTTATGGATATTTGGAATATGGCGCACGTTGACGACGGCGACAAATATTATATTCGCAAAGAATACGCGGAAGTTAGCGAATTAGGAAAGGAGGTTTTACCGAATGCCAGTAGTGAAGGAACGGGAATACCGTCAAATGTTCCAGCCGCTGATGATCCCGCAGGGGACAACGGAGAAGAGGTTTGACACCGATTATTACGTCGAGGGCTTCGCAACAACGTTCAATAAGCCGTATGTTATGTATGAATACGGTGGGATCAAGTATTGCGAAATGATCGACCGAAACGCCCTTGTCGGCGCGGACTTGTCCGACGTGATTATGCAGTTCGATCATTCCGGAATGGTATTCGCCCGAAACAAGATGGCAAAGAACAAGCCGCCTTCCCTGCTTTTGGAACCGCAGGACGGCGGCTTATTTATTGCCGCAAATTTGAGCCTTACGGAAGAAGCAAAGCGCCTGTATGCAAGCATTGACGCGGGGCTTATCTGCAAAATGTCGTGGGCGTTCACCGTATCGGAGGACGCATACAACAAAGACACGCACACAAGAACGATCTTGAAGATCAAGAAGGTTTACGACGTTTCGGCGGTATCTTATCCGGCGAACGCCGATACCGATATTTCGGCGCGTTCCTATTTCGACGGAGTGATCGAGAGAGAACAGCAGGAGCGGCTGGAGCGCCGGAAGCAAATTCTTAAAATCAAACTTATGATGGAGGTTTAACACAATGAGAATTAAAGAGATTGAAGCCCGCCTTGCGGCTATCAAGAAGGAGATCGAAGAGCGCGGCGACGCTATGAAAGCCGAGGAAATCGACGCGCTGGAGAAAGAAACAAAGGAGCTTACCGAAGAGCGCGCCGGACTGATTGCCGCCGCAGAGAAGCGCAACGGCATTCTTGACAATATCGCGAAGGGCGGCGGCGTTTCTGTCCGTTCCTTCGGGAAGAAGGAAGAGGATAACACTGATCCGGACGATCCCTTCGGCACGCCCGAATACCGTTCCGCGTGGCTGAAAAACCTTCGCCGCCTTCCCCTTACCGACGCGGAGAAGCGCGCGTATGCGAACGCCAGCGGCACGGGCGCGGAGGTTGTGCCGACGCAGACCGCAAACGAGATTATCAGCAAGGTAAAGAAACTTGCGCCTATGCTGAATGAAGTTACCCTTCTTCACGTCAAAGGCGCGGTGAAGTTCGTTGTCGAAGGCACGAACAACGACGCGGCGATCCATACCGAAAACGCTGCAATCACGCCCGCCGCCGACACCCTTACCACCGTTACATTGAGCGGGTACGAGATCGTGAAGCTGGTTCAGATTTCCGATACCGTTATGACAATGAGCATTGCGGCGTTTGAAAGCTGGATCGTTGATATGCTTGCGGAAGCAATCGCCCGCAAGGTTGAAGATTTCTTCATCAACGGCACAGGCACTTCCCAGCCGAAGGGCATTGACAAGGCGAACACTTGGGGCGCAACGAACAGCGTTACCGTAGGCGCTTCTGCTTCCCTTACCGCCGCGAACGTCCAGACGCTGATCGGGCTTCTGAACGCCGGATACGACCGCAACGCAAAATTCGTTATGAGCAAGCGAACCTTGTTCACCGATTTTATGCCGTTGCAGGATACCAGCAAGAACCATATTGTAACCGTGCAGGGCAACAGCTACTTTGTTTACGGCTATCCGGTTCTTCTGTCCGATTACGTGAAGGAACACGAAGCCTTCTTGGGCGACTTCAAGAAGGTTTGCGCGAACCTTGCGGAAAGTATCAACGTCAAGAACGCCTATGACATCGACACGAACAGCTACAAATACAGCGGTATTGCGATCTTTGATTGCCAGCCCGCAATCGGCGAAGCCTTCGTGAAGCTGGTAAAGGCGGGCGCGTAATGGAGGGTTGAACGATGATGCTTGACAAGGTAAAGCTGGCTTTGCGAAAAACAGCCGCCGTATTTGACGACGAAATCGAAGATTACATTACTTCCGGTATCGCTGATCTTCGGCTTGTCGGTATCAACGTTCCGGAAAATACGGGATCGTCCAGCGAAACGCTGGGCGATCCCCTTTTAGACCGCGCAATCATTCTGTACGCGAAATCCGAAGATAACTTCGGCGGCGAAGGCGAAAGGCACAGGAAAGCATACGATTACTTGAAATGCGCCTTGTCGCTGTCTGACGAATACACGGAAGGCGGTGGCGGATAATGGGCTGGAGAGATCAAATAACGCTGATCGCGCTTTCCGAACCTTCGGAGCGGACAAACGAACACGGCTTCCCTACAAGGAAGCCGGAAACGGCGACAACGGTTTTCGCTGATAAAAAATCCGTAGGGTATTCGGAGTTCTACAAAGCGGAAATGGCGGGACACGCCGCCGAAATCAAGTTCGACGTTTACGCAATGGAATATAGCGGGGAAACGATCGCGGAATATCCCGTTTCGAGCGGGAAACGCTATCGAATTCTTCGCACTTACATTCACAACGACGGAGAGCTTGTAGAATTGACGCTTTCCAGCTTCCCCGAAGCGCAGAGCGCCGCAAACGCGGCGGGCGATACAGCGGAAGGGGGCGGCGGCAATGGCGAAATTTAACGTTGTCGGGCTTGACGACGTAGCGGAACAAATGCTTCAACGTGCGGAGATCGCGGAAGAAGCAGTACCGGAAATGCTGAAAGCTGGCGGCGCGGTAATGCAGGAAGCACAGCGCGCGGAAATCCGAACTATGTTCCGGAGCCGCAGAAGCACGGGCGATCTTGCCGCGTCGATAACCGTTTCAAAAGTCAAGGATCGGGACGGCGGAAAGATGGTTGAAGTATATCCGGACGGAAAGGACAGGCACGGAGTACGGAACGCGACAAAAGGCTTTGTCCTGCAATACGGACGAAAGAATATGCCAGCGCGACCGTGGTTCACGGCGGCAAATACGAAAGCGGCTGACGCGGTAAACGACGAAATGCGCCGAGTATGGGAGGAAAAGCAAAATGGACGTTGACGAACTTGTGAAAACAACGCTTGAAAAGCTGGGCTATCCCGTCGAACGTCTGATTTACACCGGAAAGGCGGAAACGTTTATTACGTATCAGATCGTTGTGGGGCTGGATACTCACTTTTCGGACGATGAAAGCGGCGCAGAAGAATTCACGTATCGGGCGGATATTTATTCCCGCGTGGATTATATCGCCGCAATGCGGAGCGCAAAGCGGGCATTGAAGGAAGCGGGGTTCTACGGGATCACGTTTGATCCGGAAGTGTTCGAGGAAAACACGGGATATTATCACGTTCCCGTGGAATTCAAGTATATGGAGGTATAACGAATATGGCGACAATCGGATTGCGCGACCTTTACCGCGCGCCTATCACGATCGGCGACGGCGGCGTGGAGGAATACGGCACACCTGTAAAAATGGCGAAGGCAATTTCGGCGGAGCTTTCCGTGGAGGTTGCGGAAGCGATCCTTTACGCAGACGACGGAGCCGACGAAGTTGTAAAGGAATTTGTTTCGGGAGAACTGACGCTTAACGTCAATGATCTTCTTCCGGCTGACCTTGCCGCCCTGCTTGGGCAACAGCAGGACGACGATATGGTGGTTTACGGTTCGGATACGGACGAACCGCCTTATTTTGCAATCGGCTTCCGCGCGAAGAAAGCGGGCGGAACCTACAAGTACATTTGGCTTTACAAGGTGAAGTTCTCGATCCCTTCCGAGAGCTACCAGACGAAGGGCGACAGTATCGAATTTACTACGCCGGAGATCGTCGGGCAGTTCATCAAGCGTTCTGACGGCTTGTGGAAGGCGGAACACGTCGCAGTACCTACGGAAAGCGTCGCGGCGGCTTGGTTTACTACGGTGAGAGAACCAAACAATACAGAAACTTAAACAAAATAGAAAGGGGGTACAGCGGGGAGCCGGAAACGGCTTCCCGCTTATTGTTTTATGAGCGCAATTAAAGACGGGCGTTTCCCGATTACACTTGACAAGGAAAGACACCTTCTTTTCAGTCTGAACGTAATTGACGAAATGCAGGACAAATTCGGCGGCTTTGACAAGCTGGACAAGGCGCTTTCCGGAAAAGACAGCGTGAAGAACCTTCGTTGGCTTCTTACCCTGCTTCTGAACGAGGGCGCGGACGACGGCGACGAAGAGCTTACCGAAAAACAGGTGGGGAAACTTATTCATACAGGAAACTTCAACGAAGTAAAATCTTCGATCTTCAAGGCGTTTTCGTTGGGCAACAACGGCACGGAAGAGCCGCCCGCCCGCGACGATGAAGAGGACGACGAAGAGGAAAACGAAATCAGAAAAAACGCGGCGGCGGGCAAGGAATAATCGACCTTGCCCGCCTTCTTTATATCGGCGTTACGCTTCTTCGGTGGAGCGAAGCCGAAGTATGGCGAATGACACCGTATAAAATCTTGACGCTTTTTAGAATACACAAACAATTTAATCCGGATCGCTTCAAGCCGGAAGAGCCGGAAGCCGATATTGACGACGTGTTAGGAGGGTTGTAAATGGCGAAGGAAGAGCAAATCAAATCGCAAATCATTCTTGAAGGCGAAAAAGAATACCGCGCCGCCTGTAAAGGTATCAACACTTCCCTTCGCGAAATCGGATCGGAAATGAAGCTGGCGACGGCGGAATTCGGCGACAATGCGGAGAGTATCGAAGCACTTACGCGGAAGCAGGAAATTTTACAAAAACAGCTTGACGAACAGGCAAAGAAAGCGAAAGCCGCAGAAGATGCCTTGAAGAAAATGCGCGAAGGCGGGATCGATCCTACCGATCCCGCCTATAAAAAAATGCAAACGAACCTTAACAATACAAAAGCCGAAATGGTGAAGGTTCAGAAGGAGCTGGACGACACTTCAAAGAAGCTGAAAAGTTCAAAGGTGGATTGGGAGAGCGTCGGCGACACCGTAGGAAAAGTAGGAAAGGCAATCGGCGCGGGCGTTGCCGCAATGGGCGCGGCGATTGGAGCGGCGGCGGGCGCGTTTTTAGGGCTTGCAGAAAGCACGCGAGAAGCCCGCGAAAATATGGGCAAGCTGGAAGCGGGCTTCACGACGGCGGGGCATTCCGCAGAGGACGCGAAGAACACCTATACCGAACTGTACGGCATTCTTGGCGACGACGGACAGGCGACCGAAGCCGCCGCACACCTTGCACAGCTTACGAACAACGAGCAGGAGCTGGCGACGTGGACGGATATAGCGACGGGCGTTTACGCGACCTTCGGCGACAGTTTGCCGATCGAAAACTTGACGGAAGCCGCGAACGAAACGGCGAAAACCGGACAGATTACGGGCGGGCTTGCCGACGCTTTGAATTGGGCGGGCGTTTCGGAAGATGAATTTCAATCAAAGCTGGACGCTTGCACTTCGGAGCAGGAGCGGCAAGCGCTGATTACGGAAACGCTGAACGGGCTTTATTCAGACGCGGCGGAAGCATACAGGGAGGTTAACGGAGATATTATCGAAGCGCAAAAGGCAACGGCTTCCCTTAATAGCGCTATGGCGGCGCTGGGCGCGATCGCTGAACCGATCGTTACGAAGCTGAAACAGCTTGCGGCGGAACTTCTGCAACAGATAACGCCGTTTGTAGAGTTGATCGGAAACGGGCTGACCGGAGCGCTGGAGGGCGCGGAAGGCGCGGCACAACAGTTTTCCGAAGGGCTTTTGGGGCTTGTAACGTTCATCGTTGAACAGCTTGGGGCAATGTTGCCGACCTTCCTTGAATTCGCCTTGCAGATGATCGGGACGCTTGCAACAGGTATCGCGCAGGCGTTGCCGACGCTTGTTCCGACGATCGTTCAGATCATTACACAGGTTGTTCAAACGCTGATTAACAATATCCCTATGCTGATCGACGCGGCGTTACAGCTTATCACAGGGCTGGCGCAGGGGATTATAAATGCGATCCCCGTTCTTGTGGCGGCGCTTCCGCAGTTGATAACGAGCCTTGTTAACGGACTGCTGGCGGCGATCCCGCAGATTATTCAAGCGGGTATCGACCTTTTGACTTCCCTTATTACCGCCCTTCCGGAAATCATTACAACGATTGTAACGGCTATTCCGGAAATCATAAACGGGATTATTACGGCGCTTCTTGAAAATATCCCGCAGATTGTTCAAGCGGGCATTGACCTTCTTGTGGCGCTGATACAGGCGCTTCCGCAGATTATAACGACGATCGTTCAAGCGATCCCGCAGATTATCAGCGGAATTGTAAACGCGCTGATCCAGAACATACCGCAAATCATTCAAGCGGGCGTTCAGTTGTTCGTTTCCCTCATTCAGAACTTGCCGACGATCATTGTTGAAATCGTGAAAGCCGTTCCGCAGATCGTTTCCGGTATCGTACAGGCTTTCGCAAATTTGGGCGGCGAGATGGTAAACGCGGGTGCAAATCTTCTTCACGGCTTGTGGGAAGGTATTTCAAGCGCGGCTTCTTGGCTATGGGAGAAAGTAACCGGCTGGGCTTCCGGACTGATCGACGGGATCAAAGGCTTCTTCGGCATTCACTCCCCTTCCACCGTTTTCGCCGAAATCGGCGGGAATATGGCTGACGGCGTAGGCGTAGGCTTCGGCGACAGTATGGAAGGCGTTTCGTCGGATATGACCGCCGCAATGGGCGGAGCGGGAGAGCTTACCGCCGCCGAAGCGGTGCGCGCCGTGAACGACGGAATTATGGCGAATATCGAAGGGCTTTCCGGCGCAATAACCGCGATCGTCGAAAAGGTAATTACCGGACTGAACGCACAGGCGCAAAGGCTCATTCAAGCCGGACAGGATTTTGACAATCAGATTTCTTCCGGTATGGTGCAGGGTATCCCGCAGATCACGGCAAAGATACCGCAAATCACGCAGAGCATTATAACCGCCTTCACCGCGCAAAATCAAAAGTTCATTCAAGCGGGCGTTACGATCGACAAGAATATAGCTTCCGGAATGGTGCAGGGTATCCCGCAGATCACCGGAAAAGTGGCGCAAATCGTACAGCCCGTTATTACCGCGCTGAATTCGTTTGTATCCGACTTCGTGGCGGCGGGCGAAGAAATGGTGCGCGGTATTTGGCAGGGCTTTCAAAATATGTCGAGTTGGCTGGAAAGCCGCGTGCGTTCGATGATGCGCGAAATTGTCGCGGCGGTTGAAGATGAAATGGATATTGCTTCCCCGTCGAAAGTCTTTGCGGGTATCGGCGAATATATGGCGCAGGGGCTTGGCGAAGGCTTCGGACGCGAAATGCGAAACGTCGAAAAGACGATCCGCAGGGCGACCGACAACGCCGTCCCCGACGATCCGGAACCGCGCCCGCGCGCAGGCGGCAGACAGGAAGCGCGCTTCGAGGTGGTGCAAAACATCTACGCGAACGATACTTCCTACGCCCAGCAACAGCGCGAAGCGGCGCGGCAGTTCAGAATGATTGCGCGGGAGGTAATGGGCTGATGAAAATACAAGAAAAATTGACCTACACGAACGAGCGGGGGGAAAGCATTGTCTTTTCCCCTTCTTCTTCGTATCACGTAAACTTCAAGGACGTTTCCGGCTTGTCCGACGTGCAGAACGCCATATATTCAACAAACAGTATGGGGCAGGACGGCGACACCTATTTAGGATACCGCATTGAAAGCCGCGATATTGACATCGTAGGGCATATCAGGGAGCGGGACAAAATCGCCGTGCAGGAATTGCGCCGCAATCTGAACAGGATATTAAATCCGCAGTATTCCGCGACGCTTACTTACGAATTGGGCGACTTCAAGCGGGTTATCGGTTGCACGATCAACAATGCGCCGATCTTCAAGCGCGGGACGATATTAGAGCAATTCACGATCCAGCTTTCGTGTCTTAATCCGTTTTGGCGGGAAGAGGCGGAAACGCGCGAGGATATAGCAACGTGGATCGGCGGCTTTGAATTTCCCGTTCCGGACGGGCTGGAGATAACGGAGGATTGGGAAATCGGATACCGCCAGCCTTCGCTGATCGTCAACGTGTTCAATTCCGGCGACGTGAAAAGCGGTATCCGGATCGAGTTCCGCGCGCTGGGCGCGCTGACAAATCCACAGCTTCTGAACGTCAATACGCAGGAATTCATTAAAGCGAACCTTGCGCTGGAAGCGGGCGACGTGCTGACCGTTTCGACGGGATACGGCGAAAAATCCGTAAAACTGTTACGCGGCGGCGTTGAAACCGACGCTTTCCGTTATTTGGACGTTGACAGTTCATATTTACAGCTTGCCGTGGGCGATAACCTTTTCCGATATTCAGCGGATACAAACGCGGAAAATCTCGAAGTATCCATTTATCACAATAACTTGTATTTGGGGGTGTAGCGGTATGGAATTATACGTCTATTCTTCCGATATGGAGCTTCAAGGGATCGTCGAAAAAATCGCGTCACTGATCTGGACGCGCCGCTATTGGAGTTGCGGCGAATTCAAGTTGCTTGTTCCCTTCACGGAAGAGCATTCCCGAATGCTGGTGAAGAACAATATCATTATGAAGCGCGGCGACGACGAAGCGGCACAAATCCGTTATGTTTCGATCACGAAGAATTCGCAGGGGCTGGAGGAAATCGAGGTTCAAGGAAAGTTCCTGATCGCGTGGATCGGGAAGCGGATAATCAAAAAGCAGATTATCACGAACGACACAACGCAGAACATTCTATACCGTATTGTACGGGAGAATGTAACAAATCCGGCTGATACCGTGCGAAAAATTCCGGACGTGTCGATCGCGGACGACGACGCGGACACCGAAAGCGGCGTGATCGACTACACTTCGGAACAGTACACAAACGCCCAGCTTGCGGCGGAAACAGCGGCGAAGGCGGCAAAGCTGGGAATACGAATGCGAACGGACGCGCGCACGGGTACGCACGTCTTTTCCGTCTACGAGGGGCGCGACCTTACGGCTGGCAACAGCGCGGGGAATGCGCCTTGTATCTTTTCGCAGGAATTCGATAACATCGTCGAGCAGGAATACACGAACAGCATTGAAAACCTAAAAACAACGGCGTTCGTCGGCGGTGAAGAGAAAGAAGGCGTTGCGCGGAAGGTTGCCGAAGTAGGCGGATCGGCAGCAGGGCTGGAGCGTGAAGAGGTATTCATAAACGCCACCGATATTGTGCAGGAATACGAGGACGACGACGGCGAACAAGTATCGCTTACGGATACGGAGTATTTAGCGCTTCTTTCCGCCCGAGGTGCAGAGGAATTAGAACAGTACGCGGAAACGCTTTCGTTCGGTTCAAAGGTAAACACCTTCGCAAATCTGATCTACCGAACCGATTATGATTTAGGCGACCGCGTTACTTGCGTGAACAAGCGCTGGGGAATTCGCATTGACGTTCGCATAACGGAAATTGCGGAAACCTATCAAAACAACGTCGAAGAGATTGATATAACCTTCGGCGAAAGTTTGCCCGCGCTTTTAACGCAGATACGGCAGATCACAAAATAAAGGGGTGTAAATATGGAAAAATCGAGCTTTTTTAACAGCGTATCCGGCGACCGAAAATACAAGGCGGAAGATTGGGCTTCGTATTTCGGATCGTTCATCGGAAACGGCGTTTTCCCTGTTCCTTCGACGGGGCTTCAAGTTGTTGCCGGAAGCGGAATGCAAGTAACCGTGAAGGCGGGAAAAGCGTGGATCAACGGCTATTTCTACAACAACACAAGCGACCTTTCCTTGACGCTTGCGACGGCTGACGGCGTTTTGAACCGCATTGACCGCATTGTGGTTCAATGGGACTTGACGAACCGCGTTATTTCGGTGAAGGCGAAATCTTCTTCGTATTCGGCTTCCCCTACCGCGCCAGCCGTCGAGCGGGACGCGGATATTTACGAATTGGCGATCGCCGACGTTTACGTGGGAGCGGGTGTAACCGCGATCACAGGTTCGAGCATTACAGACAAGCGCCTTGACAGTACCGTTTGCGGCGTTGTAGCGGGACTGGTAGACACGATCGACACGACAGCTTTTAACGCACAGCTTGAAGCGTGGTTCGAGGAATACCAAAGCGACAGCGCGGCGGAGTACAATTCCCTTGTATCGTATATGAATTCCTTGAAGTTACAGGGAAACACGCAGTACGACGCGCTGGAAGAGTATTTCGCGGACTTCAAAACGGAAGCGCAAACGGACTTCGACACTTGGTTTGAAGGCTTGCAGGAAGTGCTGGACGACGACGCGGCTGGAAACCTTCTGAATATGATTACGGCGCTGACCGCCCGCGTCGATCTGATCGAAGCCGTGATCTTCAACGATATTACCGATAATCCGTTCCTTATCCTGTTTGACGACCTTACAGGCGTTACGACAACGGGCGTATGGAACGAGAGCTTACAGCGTATCGAATGTTAAAGCGGTACGCTTGCACGCGGGCGGAATTGTCGTGCATTATAGGGAACCTGTTTATCGAGCTTTCGCCGCCGTGCGAACGTTGCGGCGAAGATGCTTTGACGATCACAGGAACGACCGTAACCGGAAACAAAGGAACGCTTTTCGTTACGGCGGCTGGGTTTGATTTCGAGGGGTGCGCCGAAGATGCCGTTACTATTGACCGCATACGAAAGGGACGGTGCATAAATGCAAAGGCAGGAACGAGGAAGAAAGGAACCTTCGGAATTTAACGTGATCGTGAAGTGCAAAGATTTAATCAAGCACACGTTCACGATTACAAACAGCACGGAGCGTTTCCCGAAGAAATATCGATTTACCCTTGTGAACCGCATACAGGACAAAGCGGTGGATATTTACGAATGCGCGCTTGAAGCGAATGAATTAAACCTTCTTGACGCGCAGGAATTCAAGGAGCGGCAGAAGCTACAAGCAAAGGCAATGACCTATTGCAAGGAGCTTCTATTTTTCATAGAGCTTTCGCACGAACAGGGCTTCATATCAACGAACAGTTGCGAATACTGGTCTAAACTTGTGCTTGATGTGAAGTATATGTTAGCCGCGTGGAAAAAGCGGGATCGCGCGAGAGGGTGAACCGTTTGGGGTACATCTTGATACGCCTAATTCGTCGAACGCCAACAACGTCCGCAACGTCAATTCCGACGGCACGCTGAACAACAACAACGCTTACAACGGGAACAGGGGCGTTCGCCCGCTTCGGTGGAAAATGAGATCGAGTAGGCACGCGCCGAAAGCAGAATACCACCATCAAAGGAAGGTGTATCCCGTCGCCGCTATCCACAGCGGGGACAAATACAGGATCGCCGATGCCGGAGCATTCCGGACGGAAGGCAAAGGCTACGCACAGCGAGGATTTTTTATGACAGATTACGAGAAGATATATAGCTTCGAGAACCTATACAAAGCCTACCGAAAGGCGCGGCAAGGCAAGAGGTGGAAGGGAGCGGCGGCAAAGTTTGAAGTCAACCTTCTTGAAGCGCTGAACCTTTTAAGTTACCAACTACAAACGAAGAAATACACGCTTTCGCCGTATAACACGTTCGAGGTATACGAGCCGAAGCGCCGCGTGGTTATGTCGAACAGCTATAAAGACAAGGTTGTTCAACATTCGCTTTGCGATAACGTGCTTGAACCGATCCTTACACGATCGTTCATTACGGACAACTACGCTTCGCAAGTGGGAAAAGGGACGCATTACGGGTTAGACAGGCTTCAAGAATTCTTGCGGAGGTTTTACCGGAAAAACGGGATTGACGGGTGGATATTGAAGGCGGATATATCAAAATACTTCTATTCCATTAGGCACGACGTGTTAAAAACCTTAATCCGTAGGAAGATAACCGATCCGGACGTTTTGTGGCTTGTTGATATGATTATCGACAGCACGGAAGGAAACGTCGGAATACCGATCGGAAATCAATCTTCACAGCTTTTCGCCCTTCTTTACCTCAATAATTTAGATCACTTTGTCAAAGAGAAGTTAGGCATTAAATATTACGGCAGATATATGGACGATTTCTTCTTGATACACGAAGATAAAGCCTATTTGCAGTATTGCCGCGCGGAAATAGAAAAGCACGTCGCCGCGCTTGGCTTGTCTTTGAACAACAAAACGAACATTTACCCTTTGCGTAACGGTATAGATTTCTTGGGATTTCATACCTACTTAACCGAAACGGGCGCAGTTATCCGAAAGGTTCGCCGCAGAAGCAAGAACAATATGAAACGCAAGTTGAAGAAAATGCGCGGGCTTGTGGAGCGGGGCAAAATCACGACGGCGACCGTCGAACAGTCTTACAAAAGCTGGCGGGGACACGCTTCAAAGGGAAATTGTTACCACCTGATCCGAAGGACGGATCATTATTACGACAGTCTTTTCAAATCAAAGGAGGCGGGAAAATGTCAAAAGCAATAAGTTCACTTTCCGTGGGCGACAAGATCGAAGTTCCGGTCCTTTCGGCGTATCAATCGCGTTTCGGTGCAAAGATCATTTTCAAGGTTGCCGACAAGAACCACAGCGGCTATCCGTCGAATACCGTAACGCTGATAACCGAAAAGATTATCCAGCTTATGTGTTCGGACGCGAAGGAGCCGAGCAACAGCAATTCCGATCGAAAGAACTACGGCAACAACAGGCACATTTATTCAAATATCCTGCAATGGCTGAACAGCAATGCGACGGCGGGAAATTGGTACAGCGCGAAGCACAGCGCCGACGCGCCGCCGACAAACGCGAACGTATGGGATAATTACAACGAATACGACGCTTGGGCGGGCTTCCTTGCAATGCTTGATCCGGACTTCGTAGCGGAGCTTCAAAACACAACGCTTACCGTCGTAAAATCTTCGACGGACGGCGGGAGCTATGAAACCTTCACCGCGAAAATGTTTCTTGCGTCCACCACAGAAGTGGGGCTTGCGAACGAAAACGGCATTGCAGAAGGTTCCCTTCTTGCTTTGTTCAGCAACAACGCTTCCCGAATTGCCTATCCTACGGCGGAATGCGTAAACAGTTCGGAATACTCAAACAGCAATTTTTCAACGTCGAAGGGCTGGTATTGGTGGCTTCGCACGCCTTCTTCGTCGCTCGCCAGCAGCGTCCGCCTCGTCTATTCCGACGGCGCGCTGCGCCACTACTACGCTTACTACGGGGACAGGGGCGTTCGCCCGCTTTGTAATCTGAAATCTTCAATCTTGGTATCTGACAGCCCGAATGCAAGCGGGAACTATGAAATCATCTACAACGCCGCGCCTTCCGCGCCGCCCAGCATTACCGCGCCGGAAAGCGCGTACAGCGGGCAGAACATCAACATTTCTTGCGCGGAAGCGACCGATCCGGACGGCGACGCGCTGACCTACGTTTTCGAGCGAAGCGCGAACAGCGGCGCGTGGACACAGGTTCAGAGTTCCGCCGCCCGCACGTTTGCGGAAATGGTATCGACGGCGTGGAACACCCTGCAATACCGCGTGAAGGCGGTTGACACGGCGGGCAATTCTTCCGCCTACACCACAAGCGGATCAATCCCCGTAATTCACAATCAGCCGCCCGTTATCAGCGGGCAGAACGCCGATCTTGGCGTGAAGCGCGCGGATTTCACCTACGAATACAGCGTTACCGATCCGGATAACGACGTTGTAAACGTCGTAGAGAAAATCGACGGAAGCACGATCAACACAAGGAACAACGTAACGCTGGGCGAAACGCTTACCCTTTCCGTGAGCGGAAACACCTTCACGGGGCTTACGAACGCCCAGCACACAATCACGATCACGGCGACCGACAGCGCAGGAAACAGCGCGACAAGAACGCTTACGTTCACGAAGGCGATCAACAGCTTTGTTATTACCCTTACGGAGCCGCTGGAAGCGGAGAGCCAGCCGACGCGGTGCAATATCAATGTGAACAGGGATATTCCCGCTGGCGGCACGTTCAAGGTTGAAGCGTGCAACAATCCATACGACGTTCAGCCCGTATGGGAGGATTGCACGAACGCGGTAATTTCGGGGCTGGCGCACGTCTTTGAAAACAACGTAAACACGGCAACGCAATTCGGCTTGAATGTCCGCGTTACCGTAACACGCGGCGACGCGCTGACGGCGTGCTGGGTATCGGGGATCGGAGGTAATTTTGAATGAGCGTCAAGCATAACAAGAAGAAGAACAACAACGCTGGCGGCGGCAACGCCGCAATGAAAAAAGATATTCAAGACTTAAAGGCGGCGGGCGAAAGTACCGCCGCCCTTCTTGCAATGTCCTTCAAAGCGCAAATCGTGCAGGATCGCGCGGCGGGAACGGACGCGATTTCCGATGAAATGATCCTGCAATCGGCGGAAGTGATCGACTATCCGGAGTGGGAGGACGCGCACAGCTATAACACAGTTGGGGAAATCCTCAAATACAACGGGCGTTATTACGAGGTTATCGCGGCGCATACGTCGAACGGCGTTGCCTATCCCGTCGAAACGACCTTCGCATATTACCGCCTTATCGAACTTACGCACACGGGGACGATTGACGATCCGATCCCCTATCCGGAAACGGCGGGAATTGTCGTGAACGTCGAAAACGGGAAGTATTACAGTTACAAGGGGAAAATCTACCTTGCAAAAGCCGATATGCCGAATTGCGTATATCCGCCAGATACACCTTCCTTGTGGCAATGGGAAAAGGTAAACAAAGGGAAAAAGGAGGGCTGAAAATGACGGAAGGAATTTTGTCCGCCGTTTCCGTTATCAGTTCCGTTTGTGCAATCGTGTTCGGGTATATCGCTTTCGTTCGCAACAGGGACAGCGACAAAACGAAGGAAGCGAAAAGCGACGCGACGATCTTAACGGAGCTGGGGTACATCAAAGGCGGTATCGACGACGTGAAGGCAGAACAGCGCGAACAGCGAAAGACAAATACGGATTTCGTCGGAAGGCTTGTTTCGGTTGAAGCGTCGGCGAAACAGGCACACAAACGAATTGACCATATCGAACAGCAAATCAGCAAGTAAAACAGAACGGGAGCGGTTCACGAATGAGCCGTTCCCGTTCTTAATTTTAGGAGGTATCAAAATGAAAAACAAACAGGAAAAGCCCGTGTTGAATATGCGCTATTACAACAAAGAGATCGACGACGATCTGCCCTACGTCGGCGGGCTTAACTACGACGAAGAAACAGGGCTGATCTACGACGAAGAAGGCGACGTTGTAGACCTTGACACCGTGGCGGGATTTTGCGCGGGCGACGGGAAAGGAGATGATGAAGATGAGTAACAGCGCGCTGGTAGATTACACGAAAATTTCACCGAACAGGACAAGCCCGCGAAAGAACAAAATCGACACAATTACAATTCATTGCGTCGTCGGGCAATGTTCCGTTGAAACGCTGGGCGCTATCTTCGCGCCATCTTCGCGTCAAGCGTCCAGTAATTACGGGATCGGATACGACGGGCGCTTCGGTATGTATTGCGAAGAAAAGGATCGTTCGTGGTGCAGTTCGAGTGCCGCAAACGATAACCGCGCAATTACGATCGAGGTTGCAAGCGACGCCACCGAACCTTACGCGGTAAACGATAAAGCATACGCCGCCCTTCTTGACCTTGTAACGGATATTTGCCGCCGCAACGGGATCAAGAAACTTGTTTGGAGTACAAACAAGAATACCCGCGTAAATCATTTGAACGGGTGCAATATGACAGTTCACAGAGATTACGCGAACAAATCTTGCCCAGGCACTTACCTGTATGAAAGGCAAGCGGAAATCGCGGCGGAGGTAAACAAAAGGCTGGGGGCTTCCCCGGCGGAGCCGGAAACGCCTTCTTCCGGAGCGGGTACGCTTTACAAAGTGCAGACAGGCGCTTTCAAGCAGAAATCGAACGCACAGGCGCTGGAAAAGAAATTGAAGGCGGCTGGTTTCGATACCTACGTCGTGAATACGGGCGGCTATTACAAAGTACAGGTGGGTGCGTTCAGCAAGAAGGCAAACGCCGACGCTATGCTTGCAAAGCTGAAAGCGGCGGGATATTCTGACGCTTTTATTACGACCGGAAGCGGCGGCACGGCGGCTTCCGTGAAGGTGGGAAGCAAAGTGCGCTTGAAGCAGGGCGCAAAAACCTACGACGGGAAAAGCCTTGCTTCCTTCGTGTATAACCGCGATCACGTCGTAAAGGAAATCAGCGGAGATCGCGCCGTGATTACATACGGCGGCGTGGTTGTCGCGGCGGTGAAGCTGTCCGATCTGACGCTTGTTTAACACACGGATCGCACGCGCGCGTTATCGGATCGCACGCCGTGCGATTTCGTGCAATCTATGGAAGGGGGAAATATGGGGAAGCGTTCAAGGCGCGGAAAGCGTCAAAAGAAGTTTCTTGCGGACGAACGTTTCGCAACAAAAGTTATTGTCGCGATCGGAATTACAACGGCGATCTTCATTGCGGCGCAGTATGTTTCTTTCCTCATTACGGGGATTGAACAAACAACGCTGATTACGTACTACTTTTCCGCCGTTGTGATCGAGTGCGGCGCGCTTATGCTGAAACGTGTATCGGAAATCATTGTCGCAAGAGTGAAGAAAAAAGAAGAAATCGAACCGGAAACGGAAACAGACGAAAGCGAGGTTTTATAAATGATTGATCTTACACCCATTATGGAAGCAATTATCGCGCTTGTCGCGGCAGTTATTACCGCGTTCGTGATCCCGTGGCTGAAAGGGAAAATCGACGCGGACAAGCTGGAGAAGATCGAATTGTGGGTAACGGTTGCCGTAGAAGCCGCCGAACAGCTTTACGTGGGAAGCGGGCGCGGCGCAGAAAAGAAAGCCTATGTCGTGCAGTTCTTGCAGGAAAAGGGCTTTACCATTGATCCCGACAGCTTGGATAAACTGATCGAAGCCGCCGTTTTCAATCTTCCGGAGTATATCGGGCTGATCGAAGCGGAAGGCGAAGAAAACGACTAACACCGACAACGCCGCCCGCGTTTCCTCCTTCCGCGAAGCGGCTTTCGGCGGCGGGCTATCCCGTCGATAAAAAATTCCCCGCGAGGGCTACACGCCTTCGCGGGGCTTTTTTTGTTGGCTTCAAATATGGTAAACGATGCGGGCTTCCGCGTTGTAGACTTTACTTCCGCCGTCGTCGAAGTTGTCGATCGTTATTGTAACATCTTCGACACGTTCGAGGATCGGAAGAACCT